CCGCTTCCTGTTTAGCGTCAGCGTATATTTTGACCCGTGCAGTGTGAAAATTGTCTTCACTGCTTAATGCTTTTGATAACATGGGACGCATACGTTGTAATTGCTGCCTGTTACGCGCGGTGTAAAAAAGTCGCATATCTCGACCGGCTTTCAAGGGTAACTGAGCAAGTAGCTCGGCGGCGTCCATAGTTGCGTCACCGATTTCTGATACAGTCATTTGTGCCATATCATCAAGAATTTTCTGCGCTTGCTCCGGGTTAATACCTTCGCGCTCCATATCCTCACGTAATTTCTCCGCGACATTTATGCGCGCGACTTCTTTAAGTTTCGCCTCTTTGCCGCCAAAATGCGCCGCTACACGACCTACTTTACGCACACCGGCACCTAACATCCACGTTAAAGGTGTCATGGCGGCACCCATAGCGCCGCCAAGAGCGGCGTTAAAAGCACCTTCACCTAATTCGTCATACAGTTTTTTGTTCGCCGCTTCCGTATCACCACCGGAGAAACCTGTGGCAACACGGTTGGCAGTTGCCGCCAGAGCATCACCTTCACCGTATCCGTAGGAACCTACCGCACCCAGACCGGCGCTTGTTCCGGCTAATCGCCCCGCCGCTCTTATAGCCCCCGGACGTACCAGATCGGACGCCGCTCGCGCCGCTTCGCCGACCCGACCGCCAGAAGCAACATGAGCGATAGCGTTAGCGCCTTCCATGACACCTTTGCCACCAACAGCACGCGCACCACCGATACCACCGGTTGCCAGTCCACCACCAAACTCGGCAATCCCGGTTGTCCACGGGTCTTCACGACGAGCTGTTTCGAGTGCGCTACGCTGAGAGCCTAAATTCTGTCGGTAACGCTGACCGAAATTCTTCCAGTAGTCGCCTTCTTTTTCGTCGTAAACACCGATCAGCGGTTCGATTGCGGAGCGTAATCCAGCACCTAATTCATCGGCAAAACCAAATGTCGCGCCCTGACCAAAACCCTGCAAAGCAGAAGCAACGCCGGAGCTTTCTTCTTTGTAGCGTTTATCTTCTATAATAGCAGCTAATTGCCGCGCTTCGTTTTAGTTACCGGCGGCGTCAGCACTACGCAGCGCGTCCATTACCTCACTGTAGGTTGCATTAACTTTACCTGTATTCCGATGCATTACTTGCCGCCCCATTTACGAACCAGTTGGTCATCGGTTAAGGGTGTTCCCGCACCTTGCCCCGGAACCAGTTGCCCCGGTGTGGCAGACGGTGCTATACCGTAGAAGTAATCCGCTGCTTTATCCGCATCCATCGCCGTACCATCCGGATTTTTCGGCGCGTACACACCACCGAATTGATTAAGCGCTTGCATGGCGTAGGTATTTCTATTCATATTCCAGCTTTCAAGTTCACCTTCTTGGCTTTTATTAAGGCTAAGGTAACTTGCTTCGTAGGTAGCCTGCGCGTGCTGTAGAGCGCGCATTTTTTGTGTGCCCCGAAGGAAAGCTGCTACGTATGAAGACTTCGCTGTAGAACTCGGCCAACCACGCATTGCGATTTCGATGTCTCTATCAGAAGCGACACCCGGCGGTAAATTCTGTATCACATTACTGTTTTTGAGCTGCTCATATTCAGTGCGCACGCGGGACACTTCGTCTTCTGTGCCAAGCACACCTTTCAGCCATTCAGAAATGCCACCGGCAAGACGACCTTCATATGTACCTTGCCGCGCTATTTCGTCATACCGATTAGCTAAATCAGCAGCTTGCCCCATGGCAGACTCGGCTTTCATAGCTTTGTCAGTCGCATCTTTGAGTATCTGCTGTTCAACCGTACTCATTGTTTTACGCTCTCGCAGCATATCGAACTGAAGCTGCCCGGTTCGTATGAAATTCTGATGGAATTTCTGTATAGACGTCGGGTCGTAATCATGTGGATTGATTCTGCCGTACAGACGGAGAAAATTCTCCAGTGGCAAATTCTGCCTATCCTGCGCTTGCTGTGTTTGTTGCGCACTTACATAGGCATTACCGACCTGCGCCGGGTTATCTGAATATTGCGCCAGTAAACCGTATATCTTGTTTAGTGGTGCGACACCTTGAAAACCCTGCTGCCCGTTACCGGGGATATTTGGTTGCGCTGCACCACCTTGCGACGGCACTAATCCCTGCTGGCGCAACCGACGGTTATATTCGTCAGTTGGCGACATCTGCGATGTTCCAAGTGGTCCCGGCATATCTTAACCCTCGTTAATACCTTCCCATATCCTGTTTATCCAATAGCTGCTGCCACATCATCTGTTGCAATAGCTGATCGGTATAACTGGTCGGTGCCGTCGCGCCATTGGGCGCTCCTACTGCGCCACCTAGTCCCGGTAATGGTCCGCCGCCATTCGGTGAACCTGTCGGCGGCAACGCATTTATCTGCTGTTGCGCCGGAGTTTGCGGAACCCCGTTCACACTACCGTTACCGTTTCGCTGTGCTATCAATTCTGCCAGACGTTTACGCAACACAGCTTGTCGGTCGGCATCTCCGTAACCAGCACCAAAAGTCTGCGCGTTCTGAAGTCCGCTCATAACTGACTGTGCCGGATTGCCGCCGAGACGATTGGACGATAAAAGACCCATGCCCACGTTAAACAATGGACTACCAAGCAGACCTTCCAGCTTTGACGGTTGTGTAGCGCCGGGGTGTGACGGCAACTTCATCCCGAAACTACCGCCCGGTTGAATTGCGGTCGTAAATTTCTGTAACCAATCCGGGGGAACTATAGTAATTTTCTCCTAACTGAATGCGCCTAACAGACCACCGGCTAACGCGCCGATACCTGTAATGGGAGATGGCAATATCGAGCCTATTACAGCGCCGCTTGCAGCACCACCGAGGGCACCTTGTATCGGGCTACTACCGCCACCGCCAGTTGTTTTCCCGTACCCGCCGGGGAGTCCATAGATCAAATTGGAATACTGGTTCAGCGCGTCATAGGGTGCCTGCTGATTGAAGTTATAACGGTTTACCGTATCTGTCAGATTACGTTGATCTTGTGTATCCAGCGTGTTTCCGACATCCAGCAATTTGCCGATGTCGCCGTATTCTAATCCACTATAAGACGGGACTAATGTTCCGGCTCTGAACTGGTTCTGACCAATATTGTTATACGTATCACCGTATGAATTTATGCCATTTATGCCCAGATCACCCATACTGGTTCCAGCATTGAGCTGCCGTCCTAAACCTGAGTCGTAGAAATTCATCGCAGAATTACGCCGGTTGACATCCTGATTACCAAAACCGAGGCGTTCATTCACGTCCAGATTGCCCAGACCGAGCTGTTGGTCTACGCCCAATTTTTCAGAACCGAGTCCGAGATTACCAAGGCCGAGGCGTTCGTCCACGCCTATTTTCGTACCGCCTAACCCCAGATTACCAAGGTTATTGGCAGCATTTATCTGCCGCCCACGCTCTGCTTCGTATGACGGTGAATAGATGTCACCTGCCAGTCCGCGAAGTTCTGACGCCACGTCGCGCGCTGCACGTCCTGTTGTGAGTGCCTGTGCCGCGCTACCCGTTCGCCCACCGGCACCGAAAGCCGCATTGATACCCGGCATGATTTGTTCGTTAAAAGTGTCAGAAACTTTACCGGCAGCAGTGTCATAGACATTATCAAGATATGGATTTGCCCCAAGGTATTTACCGTTCGCCGTGTCGGTAAGCTGATTACTTGAAGCGAGCGGCACGGCACCTTTGCCCGAGTTGTCCTCGCCCAAACCCTCACGCAAGGTATAGTCCGTGCCGCTCACAGAGTTAGGTCCGTAATCACCACTCGGACCGAATTGGGTAGAACCGACGCCCGCCATATTAGCTGCTTTACCATAAGTACCGGGATTACTCGCAGAAGTCAGCATATTTATCGCCGGGTTTACGGCACCTGCTGCGTTCAGTGCATAAGGAGCTGCCGCAGTCGGATCAATATTGGGTTGATTAAATTGAGCGCTCAGATAGTTGCCGAAATCTGTCTGCTGCGGCGATCCATTGACGGCACGGTTGCGCAGCATATCCAGACCTTGCATCGTGTCCGGACCTAATGGCGCTACGGTGCTGTCCGGAAAATACTGTTGCGGACCGCCTTTATATTGATTCTGCGCTTGGGTAAACAAATCCTTCAGGTAAGGTTGCTGACCTTCCCACGGAGTTGTTGTCTGCGTACCGCCGCCGCCGCCACCTTTGCTCATTAAAACTCTCTCCGAAATATCGTCAGGATCGGTTTGTACTCAGGGTGCGACCGGGCGAGGCGGCGGTTCCATCCTTTACGTCCACCGAATTCGATAGCCGCACAACCCTGTTGACGGGCGAATTCGTCAACCAGTGTAATCCAGTCGTCCAGCCATGAATCCATGTCTGTTCCAGCAACGAATTGCATGAACAAGACGTTGTGCAACGGGCGAGTCTGGATTGTGGTCACAACGACGGCGAGGAAATCACCTATGACCCATAACTGCATCATACCAAGTTGTAAGCCGGTCAGCACGGATTCCAGATCGTAACCCGTCTGCGGCTTCACAACGCGCGCCAGTATAGGTTCTACTTTGGGCCACACGGTCAGTAATTGCTCCGGCATGACGCCGCCTATGGGCACGTCCAGTGCATCGAATACCTGTTTTTCGGCGGTATTCATCGGCGCGACCCCCCGACACGACTTTGTGCCTTCACACCGGTCGCATGGTCGAAACCCCCGGTGATACTCAGACGAAATCTCTGGTAGCGAGAATTGGCACGCATATTCGCCTCACCATTCACACCATTAAGCGCTTTAGCGGCTGAGTACGTCACGTTATCCGTCAATTTGTTACGAGTGCCGACTTGTACCGTTATGGAGGTCGTCGGCGCTGCTTCTACCAACGGGCGCACACTGTTTGTGAACAACCGGGCGTTATCCTCGCCACTTATCTCCCGAGTGTCTATCGTGGCGGTCAAGGGTGTACCGGAAAAAGTGGATGACTTATGCGTGCTATCGAAAGCCTGCAACGATAGTTCACCGCCAGCAAACTGCGTGCTGTCTACCGGTATGGATTCCAGATCAATGCCTAACGGCAGGGGTACATCCAGACCGTCCAGAGTGAAACCGGACGATATGTATTCTTCTATGACTTCGGTATCGACTTCAGCGTAACCCCATCTGTCAGTCGCCCAATTATAGATAATCAAACGATTGTTGTACGCGAGCGATTTTGAAGTTCTGAATGACCATATTACAAGTCGGTTGATTCGATCCACGGCACCACGTACATCTCCCAGAGAATCTGCATCAACATTCTGCTCGAACCAACGCGCTACCTTGTCGGAACTTATCGGACGTGACTCCTGACCATCAAACACATAAAAGCCGTCCCAACCGTAGTACCACGTGTAACCGCCACTCCACAGCACCGAATAAGGTGCCGGTGTGCCTCTGGAGCGTTCTATTTCGTCAAACTGAAAAATGAGCGGCGGACCGGCGTAGTCCATTCTGTATATGGAATGCTCAAGAAAAACCAGACCATAGTCACCGGGCACCAAACGCTGTACTTTACCCGCGCGGCCAAATATTTCCTGACTATCCGATTGCGTCGCCAGACTCGGCGTCCATAATTCGGAGTTGTTATAACCAGACCACTGCACAAAATTAGTACCGAGGCCAACGATGTCACCGAGCACGACAAAATCCCGTATGACTGCAATGTGCGCGGCTCTCGGTGGTGAGCCTGCTAATGCCGAAAAGTTAGTATCCACACTAAGATCGAAACGTTGTGTATCGTCAGCATTGTTGACCGCGATAACCCGGTCGCCGAACTTGGCAAACTCCCACGTAGACGCCGCGTAAGCGCCACCTGTCGTTCGAGTCGCGTCACTCCACGTGTTACCACCGGTTAGCTGATATAACTTGTTAGCGTCACCGGCAAAATTGTGTATGTTGTTAGAATCATCCTGCGCCCAAAAAGCCCCTAGGCACACTGAATCCAGCGCATTAGTAAAAGACTGAAGTGAATTCAGACTCCGATAGCTCATGGCTTGCGGGATCACATTTTTAGCCAGCAGAGTACCGGGATTTCCGTGCGCCGGTAAATCCGGTAGCCACGCACCAAATTGAGCTGTTTGTGCCGTCGTCGTCATACAACGGTCCTTGGCGACCCGTAAGCCTGTTTAGCGATCATTCCGGTACGCTTACGCTGTTCATGTCTGTTCTGTCTATCCACGACACGTTCATACTTGGAGCCGTAACGATCTTCCAGAGCGAATTCCTGAAGGTATTCACATGCGGCCCGTAAAACAGCATACAGATACACGTCAAAATGATTCGTCAGTAACCAGTTCGTGTCGGGGTCCGCTGTTAATGCCGCAAAACGAGCATAGTAATTAACATCTACACTTAACGGTGTTGATGCACTCGCTGCGCCTGCAATCGTCATGCTGACACGATCTACCGTGACATTACCTTCCAGCGTATAGAAAGCTCCGGCGCGTCCATTTTGCCATGCTTTTGATTCACGTATTGTTTCGGGCGTCATGTACTCGAAACGCCGCACCGTATTATCTATGAAAGGCGTGCGGACGCTAAGAAAATCCGTCGGCAAATCCTGTGACCGACCGGTGAAAACCAGTGTTGTACTTGTTTCCTGCACAATGCAATGCACGTCACGTGCGATATCCGATTCAGCCAGCAACAGGATTTCCGGGAAATCCGAATTGGTCACAGCTACATCGTCACGCGCTAACCACGAATCCACACTGGTTTTAAGTTTTGCCAGAGTAGTCATAGTCGTTTCCCGCTTCCGCCTCTTTTATAGCCGGTGCGGAGTTTGCAAAAATCTGAGCTATTCAGGCGCATGACCTCGAATTGCGGCCATGTGTAGGTATCGCTGTATTTTTCGCGCCATTCTTTTTTCCACGCTGTCCACGTGTTTATTGGTATGCGCGCGGCGTGCTGGAGGCCGCCTTTTCCTTTGCGTTGATGTAGCCCACGCAACCTTTCACAGCTATCGAGTATCTCGCTCTCAATAGACGTGGGCGTATGCTCTATAGTGACTAGCTCGGTATCACTGACTTCAACCGAGTGCTGTACTCCTGTCGGAGATACATCAAGTAGTATTCGCTTCCCCACTCTGCGCCGCCTCTACTGCGGCCCGTCGTGATGCGCGTCGGTTTGTCACCGTCCCGGTGGGTGCTTCTGCTTCAACTTTAGCTTTAGCTTTAACTTTCGGTGTAGACTTCTTCGCTTTCACGGCAGGCTTTTTGTCTTCAGCAGGCGAGTCCGCCATCGGCGGTGCTTTCGACGTTGATTCCATACGTGCCGCTACCGCAGCACGCGCCCTCTGCATTTCAATTTCCTCGTCAGGGCCGCGCGGTCTAAACGTCGGGGAGCATAATTTCGCTTCACGAGCATCTACATAGTCAAGCGGACGTGTAGCCACGTCACGAGTTAACTCGGCTCTGTCACCTGCCAGTACACCGTCGAGTACGTTTGTACCGTCGGGAAAAGCGAGATTGTCGTCGATTTCCACTACTTCTCCCGGTTCCAGTTTACGGCGCTCGGCACCGCCGCCGAAATGCAGGCCAACAGTAGTAACCACAGTTCCTAGTTGCTTAATTTTAACGCGTGACATATTTGCTCCTGACCGGGATTGAGTCGGCCCGAACTACCGGGCCGACTGCCCCCGCTGTTACGAAGTTTTACGGAACCATTGCAGTTGTTTCGTCGATGTCCGCAACAAGCCCACTGGCAGCTTCGTTCTTGGAACACGTGCCCCAATCCACCAGAATGTGCCTGCGCTCGGCGTCGCCGACTTTAGCAATGGTTTCCGTTTTGTAGCCGTCGAGATATGCGATTTCCCAATACTCCGTATCGAGAATCCACACATCGCGCTCACGTGAAAAACGATTCGGTACGATATCCAGTACCGAGTAGTCAGACACGTAAGTATCGACAGCACCGACCACGGACACACCACCGCGAGGCGACTTGCCTTGATCCTGATACTGCGTAGCGATACGCGCAGAGCTTCCGAACATATAAGTCGAGAAGCGCTGTTTCATCTGCGTACCGAGCATGACCATATTGGGATTTCCACCTTGGTCATAACAGTCTTTCAGGATTGAAAGGAAAGTTGCCTCGGACAAGGCGCGTGTCGTGCCAGCGTCCACCGCCGCCGTAGTTGGCTGACCATACGTGGTGTTGGACAACGCAGGATCAGCCCCCACGGGAGAACCGCTACCCCGATCCGTGTTTGTCTTCACCCACGCACCCAGACCCGCTGCCAGTGACGCCGTGCTGGAGTTACCCGCAAGCGTCGCCTGATTCAGAGTCGCAATAGCTTCCACGTCGCGCCGAAGTTCTTTGCCCTTCTTTGCAATCTGGTAAGCCAGTTCCGACTTTCTACCGGCCTTGTTTACGATATTCGCGCGACGTGACACGTTGATGTACTTAATGCTGATTTGCATATAAGCACCAATGCGCTGTGATTCGTTGCTCGAATCATTGCCGAAATCAGCACCGTCAATTGCCGCATTCGATGTATCCACCGCTGCGAGTTCGTCGATCTGCCATTCATGCAACGTCTGTTTTGCGGAACCACGACCAACGTTTGCCTGAAAAGGCACTTCGGTTGGGCTGATGTTATAGATAACATCAGTAAGGTCTTCGCGAACATTGTCACCTGAAGTAGCCAGATCATATCTGTCAAAGTTTGTCGTACTCATGATATGCCACCTTAGATCAAATTTTCGATTACCTTGGCAGCATCCTCAACTTTACCGGTCTTTCTCGCACGACTGCGAAGATTCTCCAGATTGCCACGTTTCGCCTTGATACCTTTGGAACGTTGTTTACCGGGTTTTTGCAGTTTCGGCACATCTTTTTTGACGCGCTTGACTGTATCAGCCGCTTTTTTCTGCTTATCACGGAGAGTCGCAACTTCATTACGAAGTGCGTGTAGCTCCATTGCCGCAGTAATAGCACGGTGATCGTAGATATTCCCGATTTCCTGTTCTGTGTATCCCATCGACTGCATGACATTCCGGGCGGTCTTCACGGATTCGTCCGACCAGTCCGGTATAGCTTCAGTGAGCGCTTTCATTTCGGTTTCCTTCAGCTTACTGAGGTATTCCGCCTGATATTGCTCATAGAATGCTGCCGCTTGATTGCGAGTATTACGAAGTGCATTTAATCGTTGCCCTAATTCTTCACGTCGAGCTGTCCATTCTGCGGGGTCGCTCTCGCGAAGTCTTGCAAGCTGTTCGGAATTAGCATCACCGATGATTATTTGTTCGGCAGTGTTAAACGTCTGAGCCAATGCCTGAGAGTTTTGCTCATATTGGCGCATACGTTCGGAAAATTCCGTTTCAGCCCGGCGTCGATCTTCTGCCAGTTTCGCTGTACTCCTGCGGTAATCGGCATCTTTCTGGTAGCCCCTGACCAGCTCGGCAAGCGTAACCGTAACTTCTTCGTCTGCCGCTTTGAACGTGTGGGTAAGTTGCGTCTGAAGTTCATCCATAGGAACTTCCAGCGCATCTGCCAACTGCTCAAGCGTTTCGATAGAATCGGTGTCCGCCTCGCTGGTTTCGGCTTCATCATCTGCCGACGTAGAATCAACTTCTTCAGTGTCACCGGTATCCCCGGTGTCTGCCTCTGTATCATCCACTTCCGAATCTGTGTCGTCACTGCCTGTAGCAGTATCCTCCGCAGATTCTTCATTGGACGCTTCCTGTTTCTTGAAGCGCCCCTGTTCATCACGGTTACGTGCTCCGCCTGCACGTTCATCCGTTGATTCGTCGTAGTCCGGATGACCACGACTTACCTGATCCGGGTTCGGGTTATATTGCCCGTCATCATCCAGTAGCCCTTCGATATCGTTCGCTACCGAACGTAAATCAGAACCTTTACCACCTTGCGATGGTGTGGGTGATTGTTCATTTACTGCTTCAGGCATTTTCCTTATCCGGTGCTTTCGCACTAAAATCGGCGAGTCTTAACTTGTGCCCCTGAACGCTCATGACCAACGCGCGTCGCAGACTTTTAAGCGACCGCAACGCACGACATATTTCCCTTTCGTAATCATCAGTAGACGGTTGCCCGTCATGCTGGTAATTCTCAAGTTCCGTCATAAGCCCTTCACGAACCGCGTTATACGCCTCGTTAAAAGCAGGATCGTCCAGCAATCGCTGTGCATCCCCGGCAAGCACTTCGCGTGATTGCCTTTTGCTATCCTTGCGGATATGCGCATTTCCTGTGTCGGGTCTAGCCATAGTCGGAGCATACCACCGCTATTCGGTGTCGTCACTACCTTCCTGCTCCGACATTTCGCCCGAATCCATGGCGTCCGGCTCAGAATCCGTATCGTCCGATTGCGATTCGCTATCGTTCATTTCGCCGCCTTTGGCGACTTGATGTTGCAAATCCCTGAAGGTGTCGCTGACTTCCATGGCGCTTTTCGCGCCGTCAGCCATCGCTTTATCTGCCTGCGAGCGTTTCAGTTGTGAGTCCGCTCGAATATTTTCAATCGTCGCGTCGAGTTCACCCGCCTTCAAAGCGCCTTCGCGTTCCATTTCCTTTTCACGGATTGCCAACTCGCGCATCTTAAGCTCGCGGTCGAGCTGCTTACCTTGCAGTTCCAGTTGTTTTAACTGCAACTCCTGCTGCGTCTTCTGACCGTCCAGTTGTACTTTAGCGCCCTTGGTCTGCGCGTCCACTTCGAGCGCTTTAGCCTGCGCCTGCGCCAGAATCATGTTCGGATCGGGTTGTGGCTGCGGCTCTTTGTATTCGGCAGATTCAGGATCGACAAATGCCTGCCGTGCATCGCCCAATCCGGCGGCTGATGTCAAACGTTCCAAGGTGTTATAGAGTTTGGGCGCGTCGGTAAGCCCTTGCGATAATGCTTCTTTCTGAATACTCAGCAGTTGCGTCAACAAGCCAATCTGTAATTGCTTGGTGTTGAAACCGAGTCCGACATTTACGGTCATGTCCGTCCTGTCGCGCCAACCCTGAGGATCGACATTCACCCATTCACCACGGAGTTTTATGGTTTTTTCAATGTCCCAATGCGAACGTAGTAATTGGTGGGTTTTCTGCATAAGCTGACGGTAGCCGGTTTCGGCGAATATACGTACCAGCATTTCCACTCGCTGACTCGCGCGATCCATGGCATTAGCCATGACATCCTGACGGATTTCCTGTAGAGCGTTTGGATCGACCTGCGCTTCAGGTGAAACACCGGTACGCGACGTGCCCTGAGTCTTGAAATGCTGAATGACAGGCAGCAACTCACCGATAATGCTCTGCGTCGGTTCGGGCATGAAAGCATTGGTTGCCAGCCCCCGGACCGGGATAAATTCAGCCTGTGTATTAAGCAATGCTTCCATGGTTGAACCATCTTCGGTCAGTGCATCCTCGCTGAATACTTTACGGCGAACGTTTATCTTGTAAACATTGTCCAGCAATTGCCGTGTCAATACCGAGCCGAGTAACTGCAAATCTTTTACCAGTTCCAGATAGCTCAAACCGGTATGCTTGTGCGGCATCAGGATGGAAGACAGCGATATCAAAGGTTGATAATTCGTTTCTTCGTTCTCGAATACCGAATCGCCGATCAGCAGTACCCGTCGCTGTTCGCCTATCCCGTCGCCGTTATAGTCAAACCATGCGTAGCATTCATGGACCCAGAACTCGCGCATACTCGGATCGTCTTCGTCCTGCGCATCCGGGTTTTCATCTTCGTAAAACAGACGATTTACTCTTTCGTCGTTCCACTTGTAATTATCGCCGTTACTGGCTTTATCCAGTTCGTCCGGATCTATGCCTTCATTGACCAGTTGTGTGAAGGTTTTTCTGACCCTGTGACACAGAAAATCCGCTTCATCCATGTCCTGTGACGTACAGTCATTGTCTACCAGCACTTCTTCACCGGGCACCGGCATGATACGAAGTTCCATGACTTTTCGGGTTGTCCGGATTTTCAAATCGAACACTTCCATCGGTGAAGACATACCGGGCATTGACGTGACAGGTTGTGGTTGCTGATTTGGCGAGCCTTCCGGCACGCCGCCCGGTTCTGCCGCCATTTCCTGCGGAATATGTATGACTCGTGAACGTTGCTCGATAATTTCAACTTCCGGGTCTTCTTCGAGCATTTGCAGTCCGAAGTCGTTTACCCCCGTTACCACACCCACATCAACTTTTCGGCAATTCTCCATGTACACTTTCAGATACCCGTTCGGGTTCATCAGTGCATCTTTCATCCAGTGGTGAAGCGCCAAAAACCCTTGCGGACGGTTGGCTTTCATGATGTAGTGGTTGGTGATATCCGTTTCCTGCTTTGCCGCCTTTTCGTCTTCCGGATTAACCGGGTCGAACGTGACAATCTGATCGCCGGACAGGAAAACACGTAAAACCAACGGCAATACCCACTCTATGGCTTCCAGTGTTTCACGGGAGATGTACTTGGAATATCCTTCGCGTTCGTCGCCGTATTCCTTGCCAATGTAGTAGTTAAAATTCTCTTTGCGGATATCTGAAATATCGCCGTCTTCATCGTTCATCGCCTGCGCAATTTTGCGCCCGAGAAAACCGACGACTTCGGATTCCGTTATCTCAGCGCCACCGGCACGACCGGCGCGTTTTCTGTTTGTCGGGTGTGTATCGCGCCGCGCGGGACGAACTCGCGGGCGGTCGTTGACTCTTGAAGCTCGGGTCGCCATATCTTTATACCAAGTGATCCACAGATGGATTTGTCAAACGTTTGCGGCGATTGTTCCTCTGAGCATACTTGCGCACGCCGCCTGCGGCAACTTTTCCTGCTGCTGCCGCCTGTTCTGCCCATGTAGTGTGCTTGCCCCTGTACCCCTGTGCAAACTGCCGGAAGGCGTCTGCGCCATTTCGCCCCCATGATTTAGCCGGTATATCACGGGTAATGCCGTGTAATTCGTCAAATGCCCATTTGTAATCACGTAGCGCACGAAGTCCGACAGCACATCCTTCGGCGTCAAATTCACACGTCGAAAACACCCGGCGGGTCAGTTCTATGCCGTCATTGATGCGCGGTGTCTTCGGCACAACAATAATGGGAGATAAGCCTGCGGCACGCAAAACCTGCTCACGTGACAGATTTTCACGCTGCGATATATCCGTAACCATCACGTCATGTGGCAGATAGTGCGTGCCGAAAATCCAGTTAAATTCTCTTTTCAGCTCGAATAGCAAATCCACGTAGTACGTCAAATCACGTAGACGGTCTTCCAAGTAGTAACCAAAACGGTGTCGCCCTTCAATATGTTGGTGACACCATATGGCGTTCACATCATTACGCCCGATATCCCAGAACGTATTGACCGGAACACCACGGACAATCGGGAAATCACCGATTCGACGTTGTTCGCGAGCTTCACGGAGCTGCTCACCGTAGATAACCAGTTCATTTGACTGCTCGAATGCTTCTTCCGGTGTGGACGGGTATTCCTGTTTCATCAGATTACCCTGTTCCGTCGCTTTTTTAACGTACCAGAATTTCTGCGATGCGGTCAGGTTTAAATCGTGTTTTTCGTGCAATTCCTTGAAATACACCATCAATTTGTCAGGTATATCCACAGGATTTTCAAGCACGTAATCCGGGTGCTTCCACCATGGAAAGAAGAAAAATTTATAATCCATCTTGGTGAAAAGAGCGTCGGCATTTTTCACGGCGGTCGTCATATCCTGCGACCGCTTGCACATATCGTAAAATTCACCGTGCGGTCCTTCCGCCGTAGACTCAATCCACACAATCTGTCCCGGTGCTACCGTGTTCAGGGTGCCGGTGATAACTTCGCGCGCCTTGTCAGGGTACTTGGCGCACATTTTCCCGAATTCGGAAACATGGATGTACTGATACGTACCGGAGCGCATGGATGTGCCGACCCGGATATGCGAATCGTTGGAAAATTTAAGCGACCGGGTTGTGTCTGACGTGGCGCGACGTGCCTTGCGCAAGTCTTCCGGCAGATTATCGTAGGCAAACTTGATCTTGTCGCTGAAAAATGCCTCGGCGTCTTCTTTGTTATGCGCCACGATCCCGGCATTCACATTATCATTGAACAAACACCGATCCAGCATGAATATCTGGATGAATGTCGTCATGCCTAACTGCCGTGCCTTGAGGATGCAGTTCAAAAACCACATTCCTTTGTACAGTTCGGTTTGCGCCCAATTAGGCTTGAAGCGTATCTTTTTACCTTCTTTACTTTTTATGTAGTACAGATTGTTCAGTCGCCACCACTGATCGGCGAGACGGGTCTGTTCAAGTGGTGTCGTCATGTTCTATTGCCTGCGGCAGACCGTCATCCTTGTTGCTGGCTTTTTTCAGCAATTCAGCCAGATCGCCGGTAGCTTCCAGATCCAGTTGGGTACGATCACCGTACAATTTCGGCACCATTTTTCCGGCGTACCATTTACGGGTATCTATACGGACACGGGAGCGCTGGATCGCTTCATTATCCGGCGTCCAACCATTCTGCTCACCCTTGCGATTAAATGTCGGTTTCCAGTCTTTTTCAGCGTTGTCGGAAATCTCCATGATTTCATCGACAAACAACTCTGCTTGCACACGCCGAGCGTAGTAATACATTTCGCGAAAATCTATTCTGCGGGGGTCGGCGAGCCACCGGATCACCGTTCTTAAAGAAGGCATACCGGGTATCTCGCATATCGCCTTAAGAGATTTTTTCATCATTAACTGCTCACAAATCTTGTGGGCAATCGCATCCGAGTATTTACCTCTTGGCACCCGAAACCGGCTTTTGCCATCGGGTGCGCGAAACGTTGTCGGTGCCGGTATCTCTCTTTCACAGATAAACGTCTTACCGACTTTGGACGACTTTCTTTCTGATGTTGCTGTACTCATACTGGAGATGATACCTATTTCGAGCGGCCTTGTAACTTTTCGATAGTCCGGTAAGCACCAAGTCCAAGCATCGCCAGAACCAGTTTCATGATCTGGTCCATTGGAAACGCGGGGCCGGGACCGACGAACCGGTCGAGAATCGGGCCGATCAGGAATGCGTACATCAGCCCGACTCC